GTGGAAGGCACTGCGTTGCAACTGGCTGGATCCTCGGCAAGGAGGACTGACAGCCGGACATCAGCACTGGCAAGGCGATCGCGCAGGCGAGCCTGATTTGTTTGAGCATCGCTCAGCTCCTTGTGGTGGGTTTGGTCATTCGCCGTCAGCCGCTGCTCCAGGGCCAGGCGCTTGCCCTGCTCTGCCTGGACCTGGTCCGCTGCCGCAGTGCTGATCTTGGCGAGGTCGGATAGATGGGCGTTGGCCTGCTCTGCCAGTCGGCCGCTGTACCGCCAGTCCTGCACCTTCCATGTCGCGCAGATAGCCAGGATCAACGCCACGGCCACGCCGGCGATCAGCAACTTCAGGCTGGCGGGATTCATGGCACATCCTTGAAGAAGATGTGGTGCCCGAGGCGGAACGTCTCAGTTGCGCCCTTAGCCCAGGCCGGCGGCTTCGGCATCGTGGTTGCGTAATAGTGGGTCGCGCCCTTGGTGATGTCAGGCTCCACTCCGGAGATCACCAGATCGGCCGCCCGCTGCGCCTGGGCGAACTGCTTCGGCGGAATCTCCTTGGCTCCGCTCAGGTAGGGATAGTTCGGGTCGTTCTTGTTCCAGCAGCTGAACTGGTACGGCTTCAGGCAGACACCGGCGTAGCCCTCGCCCCACCATGAACGGTCTTTGCCATCGTTTACGCGGTTGCGGATCACGCAGGCCACGGCCACCTGGCCGGCGAACCCTTCACCCCTGGCCTCTCCATGAAGCGTGCGGGCCAGAATGTCGCGATCCTTCTCGGTTGCGGTCATAACTTTTCTCCAGGCAAAAAAATACCCGCTCGATGGCGGGTTGCGGTGGCGGGCTTAGATCAGATGGATTCGGCGGAACGCATCATTGGGGCGGCAATGATCTCGGGGATTGGCGGCTCCACCGGCCAGACCGGCGCCTGGTACCACGTCGGCTGAACCGTGACCTTGCCCAGGGCGTACTTGTAGGTTTTCCAGGCCTTGAGGTTGAGCAGCAATGCGGCCTGCTCCGCCTCTTCTTCTGGCGTGGCCTCGCCAATCTCGATGCCGAAACCGATCGTATCGATTCGGTCTTGGATGCGAGCGATCTGTACGTTAGCCTTGTTGTTCCTAGAGGACAAATCCAACTTCGCAGCGGCCAACTGCGCGGCAGCTTCAGCAGCATCTTTCATAGCCTTGGTAATGAGTTGTGACCAATCAATATTACTCATTGCCCTCTCCTTGCATAAAAGTTGCCGGGAGTGCAGCCGGAAACATAACTTCCCCATCAGGAACGTTCAGTAGGTCTTGTGGGGTGGCCTGCTCCGGGCTGAAGTTAGACGGAATCGGATATCTCAGTTGAACTGAAATTACCCCAGTTTCGCAACTTACATCGCCGATAAACCAGTCAGAATCAATCGCCCGCACTGGCAGCGTTGAGCCTTCAAGCATTGGCGAAAAATCAAATTGCTCCCCATTTACGAACAAAACCCTTCCTTGCTTCTGGACGGTCAAAGACACGCCATCTTCGAATCTCTGACCAAATACTCTAATATTCATGTTTTCCATCGACCGATCCCCACCAAAGATATAGTAATGCTTCCTGTAACTGCGGAACTGGTATAGGCGGACCAAGTACCCCACGCTCCTGCGGCACCGAACGTTTGTTGCCCAGCCCATCCGCCGCCAGACGCTTGAGATATTCCGTATGACGCAACAACCCAATCACCAATGGGCGATATTGCAAGACCGCCCATATCATAAGAAAGCGATTTAAACACAGTCCCATTGGCAACTGTTCCGCCGCCTATGGTTACTGTTTTGTACTGAAACAGGGTTCCATCGGCGAGCTTTACGTACCGGGTACCATTGATGGTGCCGCTTTCGATTATTGCCCCGTTTGGCACTCCACCACTGTCGACTACAGTGCCGACTATATTAGATTTTCCGTAAGCGCCAGCAGTTTGCAGTAACGCTAACAGCGCAGCGGTGGATGTAACGCCGGTTCCGCCTTGAGCAACGCTCAAAAATGTTTGTCCAGTCGGATATAGGCAGAAATAATCATCCGGCGCCCAAGTGCCAGCATTCTTCCTTCGAAGGGCAACCATAGAGGAGGTTCGGTTAACGATAATTTGGCTTTGGTGATTGGACGTCCAAGTCATTGCGATGCCGCTGGACCCAGCAGCGAATGGAATCGTAGTGCTTCCCAGCAGCCATGGTGTATTAAGCGCTCCAGTATTGACTCCGAACTTTTGGCTTTCGGTTATGGCATTCAGATCCGTTGGGTTCACGGAAGAGATGGCGCCCCACCCCCATGCACCATTTACCTGTGCTCGGCCTGCCGTTGCGTCGGTGACGCTGGTTTGGATGTTGAGTGTGGCCACGGTACCTAGGCCCAAACTGGTTCGCGCTGTTGCCTGGTCTGTGCCGCCCGTACCGCCCTTTGCCACGGGCAAAATGTCGTAATTGCCAGTCGTGCCCAAGGCAGCCATCTTAGGGCCATAGGTGTTGACCCAGTCCCGCACCTGGTCCGCCAATCCTTTCTGGTAGCCCTGCATGGGCGCCAGCGCATAAACCCCGCTTGAGTTGGTCGCCCCCTTATAGTTCGGAGAGATCGATAATGCCGTATCGCTGGCGATGTTTGTAACTTCGTACAATCCGCCGTCCGGCCCGATAAACGCATCTCCTACCCGGCTATTTGCGATAAAAGTTGTTCCAACCCCAATAACCGCATTGGAATTCTGGGTGACGGAAACTGTTCCTGTTTTGTACCAGGGCATGGTGTGATCCTTCGAATTGTTTAAACGGTCATCTTTGCGAAGACGGCGGGGAGGAAAAAAGCATATGGATTAGTTGCCGCCACGGTTATTGCATACAACGTACTATTCGGAAAGTCCCACCAACAGTATAAATCTCGAGGAATGCCGCTACCTGATGTCATGCTCATACCAAAAGTATTAATAAGCATGAACTCATCTTGAGGAAAATTAAATGGCACTGTGTAGTAGATTCGTCTTAAGCCCTGCGCCGTCAAATCATCCTTGACATAGTTCCAGTTTTGAAATGCCCTAGTGAATGTTGCGCTAGGCGTTCCAGAGTCGAAAAGTAACTGACCGGAGCCTCCCCAGATCCGCATACCATACTGCGCAATCGGCTGCGCCCCAAAAGCGGCGACGAAATACCGTCCGTTCAAGCTTCCAATACTATCGTTATAGGCTCTCATGTAGAACCCAGTCCAATTACCCGCCGAGCCTATCAATCGCACCTGACACATCCCGGCGATAGCATTGACTGTGTCGGGCCGAACAAAAACCAGAGGAGGCTCTTGAGACGTTACTGCTACTGGGAATGTCGTCGCCGACCCCAAACCGCCATCCTGATTCGGTAAATAACGACCAGAAGAGATTACCATCAGCCGCGCATATTCCGAATCAAGCGTAACGACATTGCTGTTGTTAGTGAACTGAACTCCATAACTCATCAGGACCACCTCATTACAATAAGTCGCATCGTTCCGTATGAGGTCGTGCTGGCAGCGAAAGTCCGAGTGTAGTTGTATACCCTCACAACCCCCTCTAGAACTTCTGTCTCGAATTGCATTTGACTTTCGGTGTACGTCCCGATCGGTACGACAATGGCGGTTCCATTGCTAGGCCCCACCCCGGGCACCAAGAAATCTTGAGTGCTTTTTGGTGATCCAATAGCAAATGTCACCAGCGTGGAGAGAGCCACACGGATCGTGAACGAGTTCTCGTCCAGCTGGAGCGCCCCGTCGGCACCCCAGACTCTTATCCCATAGCTCATGCCGACAAATTCCCCCATTGATAGCGCTTCACGCCGTTCTCATCGAACACCTTGCCCCCGTTGTTATTGATGGTCTGGCGCGCACCTCCGCCTAACGGGCTGTTGAGTTCAAAGTTGCCGGCCTTATCGATCCGCCATCCTTGAACACCGGCGATGTAGTTGTCGGACTGCAAGGCCTGTCCGATCTTCAGCATCGTGATGCTGCCGTCCTGGATGAAAGCCGAGTTCATGAACACTTGGCCGCCCTGCACCGCGAACGGAACCGAGATGGCGCCGCCGGCAATGGTGTTGACGATGGCGAACCGGTCGGCGCTGACCAGGAACTGGCTTTGCAGGCCGGCCGGACCGTTCTCGATGCCGAGACCAATCCCAGCGGCGATATATTGGCCGGTGCCGGAGTCGTACTGCATCTTCACCGACCAACTTGCCGAGACCTTGCCGTTCACGTCGTTGACGATCGAAGTGTTCTGCTGGATCGCGGTTTGCTGCTCGCCGACGGTGGTGCTCAATTGGCTCAGTTGTTGGGCTGTGGCCTCCTGGCTGGTAACAACCACCTCTTCAAGATGAGTAACGCTCGCCGAGTTTTCGGCTAACTCTGCATCTAGCGTCGTCAGACGACGGGCCGAGGCCTCGTTTTCGGACGCCCTGACCTTCTCCTCCGTCGCGATGGCCGCCGTGCTCGTCCAACCCTTGAGGGCATCCGCAAGGTCGCCCTCCCCGTTGTCATCCCTCCATGCAGCTCGCAGTGCCTCGAAGGAGGAGGCCGTGGCCTCAAGCTCTGTGATGTTGACGGTGTTGGTCGCGACCTGCTGCGCCAGTCCATTGGCGGTCTCGATCGACTGACCTACATCCAGCCAATAGCTGGTGTTGGGCGGCGGTGTGTTGATCGGCACCTCTTCGGCAGCCTGATAAATGCGCCCGCCCTCGACCACCATCTGTCCTGGCTGATAAACCTCGTCAGGCTTGTAGGCGGACAGGCCATCAAGGCTATCGATCTGATCCTGAAGCCCTGGAATCTTGTCGATTTCGTCGATAATCTCCTGGCCCAGCTCAGTTCGGCCGACCTGCCCTGCCATCGCTGCTAGATAGGCGGATACATCGTTCGACGTTTGAGCCGGAACGTAGAGGAACGAGCTTTTCCCGTAAGCGTTGGAGGACCGGATGAAATAGTAGTAATTCGTCCAGAACCCCAGGCCGGTGTGGGTAAAAGAGAGCCCTTGGCCCAAGTACTCAGCGTCCGCCGACGTCGCGGTCGGGGAGGTGCTGAAGAAGTACTCGTAAGTGCCGCCGTTCAACCCGTTTTGAGCATTGGCCG